AAGGCGGACCATCGGTCCGTTCCCCCCGTTCCGGTTCAACGACCCGAACGGACGAGTCCAAGTCGCCTATTCCGGAGTCACCAGCCTCACGGTTGGGGTCTACCGGATCAGGCCCTAGCCAACCAAGAAAGGAAACCATGTCGAAGGACATCGACACCAGCAAGGGTTACGGCGACCTGGACGAGGACGACCTCCTCTACCTGTCCGCTCGTGACGACCAGGCTGCGGCGGCGGAGCTCGCCAACCGCGGCGTCAACACCGACCAGAGCGGCGACCGGCCGATCGAGGAGATCGCCAACACCGGCGATGCCAACACGGCCGGCGAGAGCATCGAGGAGCTCGAGGCTCGTCTCCAGCGCATGAGGGATGAGCAGGGCGTCGAGGACTCCGACGACGAGGGCCTCGAGCCCCCGTACGACGAGTACAAGAACGACGACCTCCGCTCCGAGATCATCCGTCGCAACGAGGGACGGGAGGACGAGGACAAGCTGTCGCTGGACGGCAAGAAGGATGACCTCGTCGCCACCCTCGAGATGGACGACCAGGAAGACGAGGAGTAGCACCATGTCAGCTGTCACCGACCGCGTTCGCCAGCTCTTGGGAGAGGAGGTGCCCCTCGGGGGCTCAGACACGGACACACTGTTCAAGGACGAGCAGATCGAAGCGCTCCTCCTCGACAACGAGTCGACGGACGCGGCGGTGGCAGAGGGCTGGCGTATCAAGGCCGCCAAGTTCGCCTCGCTGGTGGATACCGCTGAGGGCACGTCCAAGCGTGCCATGAGCGATCTCCACAAGAACGCCTTGGCCATGGCCGAAGAGTTCGGGGGTGGTAGTGCCGGAGGTAGCGGCGCACGCACTCGTCAGCACAAGATCGTGCGGACATGACCATCACCAACGAGACCGAGCGCATCGTCGGGACTCGGAACACTCGGGCGTTCATCGAGGCCAACGTCACTGCCATCCGGCTTCGTCGACCGAAGACGGTCCAGACTGAGTCGGGAGGCGTTCGTCGCATTGACCCCGATCTGCTACCCGAGCAGCGATTCCGAATCGTGCCCATGTCTGGTTTGGTGTGGGATCGGTCACGCACCACACCCGACGAGGGCAACGTCCAGGATGACACTGAGCAACTCATTGGCATGCCTGACGCTGATGTCCAGAAGAACGATTACTTCCCGGGTGAGAACGGTGGATGGTTCTTGGTTCACCATGTCTCACCGGTAACCGGCTACCGGAAGGAGTGCCGGCTTCGGTACACCTCTACCGAGCCCAAGACCTCGTGAAGGGGAAGATCCATTGGTACTACGACTCGCTGACGCCAAGGATGCTCGCATTGCCCGTCGTAATGGACGCGGCAATCGAAGAGGTTCTCGAAGAGCTCGCAGCGCAGGTCGAGGAGTACGCACGTTCAAACGCGCCGTGGGAAGATCAAAGCGGGGACGCAAGAGAAGGTCTCACCGCTGAGGTCGAAGACGGGGGCCTATTCAAGAACTCCATCGTGCTGTACCATACGGTGGACTACGGAATCTGGCTAGAGATCAGGTGGAATGGGCGATACGCCATCATCCAACCCACCCTCGAGCACTACGGACTGGTTGTGATGGCCACACTGGGAACTTGCTTCGACAGGATGCCGACATGAGGAAGCTGTTGTACAAGGCGCTGAAGAACAGCACTGACCTTGGTCAGATTGTCAACGGCCGCATTCTCGAGGCCTCCGCCATCGGTTCCAAGCTCTGGCCTGGAGTGCCTGAGCGGCCGTTCATGACCTACCGCATGCACACCGACTTCCCCGTGATCGGAGGCGCCGGCCGTCGTGAGTACGCTCAGGTTTGGGCGAACGACGACCCGGGCGACTACGAAACAATCGACGAGATGCTCAGGCTGGCCCGCCTGGCTGTCGAGGCAATCCCGAGCCAAGCTGACTTCCTCGAAGCCCGCTGGGTCGAGACTGGCGTTGATCTGAAGGATGACGCCATGGGCACCATCAACAGGTACATCCGCTTCCAGCTCACCGGTACCCTCCGGGAAAGGAACTGAACACATGCAGAAGATCAGGCACATCGGGGGGTCCGACAACCGGATCCTCAGCGAAGAGGACATGCTCGCCATTGGTGTGGAAGATCACCCCGGCCTTGCATGGACCCTCGACCAGCCCGTCATCGAGGTCGAAGATGACCTCGCCGAGGTGCTGATGAACAGCAACATCCGAGCAGTGCTCCGGCTCGAGCCCTCCGACGAAGAGATCGCCGAGGAGCTGGTGGAGGAGAAGTCCAAGGAGGAGCTGGCCGAAGAGGCGAAGCTCCTGGGCATCACCGGCACGTCCAAGATGAACAAGGACGAGCTCGCCGAAGCCATCGTCGCCAAGCAGGCGGAGATCGACGCGTCGAGCGTCGAGGGCGATCAGCTCGAGCCTCACTCCTGAGGAGGGCCTAGGGAAGGCCTGAATCGACCGGAACCCCTTCAGTGGCGTGATTCATCGGCGAAGTGAATCCAGCGCCTTAGGGACAAAACGGAGGATGACGACATGCAGTTGAGGTGTGAAGGTAACATCTTGCACGGCATCGTCGTTGAAGAGCCGGGAGAGCCCAAGCCTCAGGGCATCGTCGAGTTTCGCTGCAAGTCCAAGTTCTGCGGCAAGAAGAACGGAGTTGTCATTCTTCACCGCTTCGACCTTGCGACTGGTGAGTACCACACACGCCGGTACAAGGACACCCCGACCATCAAGTAGAGAGGAATGCCTATGGCAGTACCCAACCCATCCTTGCCGTATGGTTGCCGCGATGTAAAGCTTCGGCCGATCTCAGCAACCGGCACGGTGGGATCCTCGGTTGACCTTCCGGTCTCTCGAACCCTGAGCTTCTCTGAGGCTGAGGACTTCGAGGAGCTCCGCGGTGATGACAAGGTCGTCGCCATCAGGGGCAAGGGCCCGAAGATCGAGTGGGAGCTCGAGAGTGGGGGCATCTCCATCCTCGCCCACAAGATCATGTCCGGTGGAACCTCGACCCTCACCGGCGTGACTCCCAACGAGAAGCTGACGCTGAACAAGAAGACCACCGACGCTCGCCCGTACTTCCAGGCAGAGGGTCAGGCCATCTCGGACAGCGGCGGCGACTTCCACGTGCTGTTGTACAAGCTGCGTGCGTCCGACTCGCTCGAGGGCGAGCTCTCGGATGGCCAGTTCATGCTCGACAGCGCATCGGGTCAAGGCATCGGCGATGCTTCCGACAACCTCTACGACTTCATCGTCAACGAGACGGCAGTCGCCATCACCTGATCCTGACGGGATGCGAAGAATTTCCCGTTGAGATCACGTCAGCGAGACTTCAAGCACTCGCTGATTCTCTTCCACCCTTCTCTCGATCGCAGCACAGTGAGGTGAGCGAGTGAGCGAGTGGTATGACCCCTTGATGGGTGTCATGCACCAACTCGACTCGCATCGCAGCCCTCGCTCGTGCGGTAGCTCGCTGAGGGGGGTGCCCAAACACACGACCATTAGGAACCCTAGGAGGTCACGGTCATGGCAACATCTGCCAAGGATTGGAAGAAGAAGGAAGAAGGCCACGAGCTGGAGGTCCCCTCAGGCAACACCTGCCTGGTGCGCCGACCCGGCCCGCAAGCATTTCTCCAGGTGGGCATCATCCCGAACTCACTGCTCGGGATCATCATGCCGCTGCTGGAAGACGCCAAGGAAGCCGGCGCCCAGGGCGACACCACCCCCGTTCCTGAGACGGCACTCGCTGACCTCCAGAAGGAGGTCCTCGACGACCCCACCAAGCTTCAGGACATGTTCGCAATGGTTGACAACATTGCGGTGCTCTGTGTCATCGAACCCGCCCTCCTGCCGGTGCCCTCGTGGACGACTGAAGACCTGGAGGCTGGGCGCTGCACTGCCGAGATGGTCGGCAGGGAAGCCCGGTCCAAGAAGGACGCTGAGCAGCTCTACGTCGACGACGTGGACTTCGAGGACAAGGTGTTCGTCTTCCAGTACGCCGTCGGGGGTACGGCAGACCTCGAGCGATTTCGTGAAGGAACCGAAGCACTTGTGGCTGCTGGACAAGATGGCGCAGAGGTATCGAACCCGGCCTAGCGACCTGCTCGACCTCGACGACTCGTACGCCGCTTACTGCCTAGATCAGGCAGTACTCACCTTCTGCGCTGGTGTGGAAAGCAAGCTAGAGGCAGTGCCCACACCTAAGGGCAAGAAGGGTGAGGAACGACGCCAGCAGAACCAAACCAAGCTCCTTCACAAGCTCCTGCGTATTGAGGAGAGTGAGCAGGAGAAGTCCAAGAAGTTCAAGGATCCCGCAGCAATGTTCGCCAAGTAAGAGGAGGTGAGTAATGCCCGAGTATGATCTTGGAACCGCACGAGGCAAGATCGAGCTAGACGCATCGTCTCTCGGTCGAGCGTCGACAGCGTTTACTGGCCTAGGTAAGGCCATGATCGCTACTGGGGCTGTAGCTGTCGGGGCGTTTGCCTACGCGGTGAAGTCTGCTGCGGACTTCGAGAAGATCATGTCAGCGGTTGCTGCGGTCACGGGTGCTACGGCACACGAGATGGACCTGCTCAAGGACAAGGCCCTGGACCTGGCTACAGGGTCTATCTTCTCGGCAGACCAAATTGGCAAGGCGTTCGAGGACTTGGGCAAGGCAGGCATCACGGTAGATGAGATCCTGGGTGGAGCGGCGGATGCTGTTGTTCACCTTGCTCACGCGGCGGGGGATGAGCTCCCCGGTGGCATCGCACAGGGTGCTGAGATCATTGCTAACGCCATGAAGACCTTCGAGGTTGGCGCAGATCAGGCGGAGCACTTCGCCGATGTCCTGGTCGCCGCTGCCGCCTCATCAACTCTCTCGGTCGATGACATGGCGACCTCCTTCCGGTACGCGGGTCCTATCGCTCACGAGCTCGGCCTGAGCATCGACGACCTGTCTGCTGTCCTTGCGATCCTGGGCGATCGAGGGATCAAGGGATCGACTGCGGGCACCTCATTGCGAGGCGTTCTGCTCTCCCTGACTCCCACCTCAACCAAGGCCGCTAACGTGATGAAGGAGCTAGGTCTCATCACGGAAGATGGAACGAACAAGTTCTACGACATGAACGGGGCATTGAAGCCCATCCCTGAGGTAATGGAGATCCTCAAGAAGGCCACAGAGGGCCTGAGCGAGGAGCAGAAGGTCCAGGCGTTCAACTCCATCTTCCAGCGGCGAGCAAT